CCGACATCAACGCCGTTCATTAACTTGTACTTATCGTCCATCGTAAACATCTTGTCTCCGTTATCATCCAATGCCTTATGTATTAAGGCATAGGCTAACAAAGCCAAATCATCGTTCTTCGATAAACGATATAGCTTCTGACTCTCTTGAAGAGTCAGAGGTTTAGCATATAAAACGAATGGCCCTGATTCATCGGCCCACTCTTCGACTGTTAGTTTTCTTACGTCTATCGAGTCAAAGTGTGCCGCCGCCCTATCTATCGCCTTCACGTTAGACTGTTGCTGTTGTTACGTCTCCAGTATAAGTTGCCCCTATACTAGCAGTAACCATTCCATCGAAAGAACCTGTAATCGAATGCGAAGTCACTAACGCTGTTCCAGTGTAATATGTATCTGACGAATCTGCCCCTTCGGGGTACAGCACTAGGGTCACGCTACTGCCTGGGCTTAAAGCTACCTGTCCATTCGTATCACTGGAATCCCAAAAAACTTCAACCGAAGCTGAAAATTCATCGAGTCCTGAGAGATACGTTCTTGACGTGTCGCCCATAGTTGTATCTTCAATTAGGGAATTGGATTGATCCAATGTCCAACTGGTTACTTCCGCTACAGTGTTTGATGCGACTTTTACTAAGCCGCTTATTCCACTTGATGTTGCCATTTATTTTTCCTCTTTATTTTTTTTTGTTTTACTTACAGACTTGGATGTTTTCTCTTTAGAAATACCTTTCTCAGTCCAACCTTTGCTTTTTAAATACTCCACACGATGCTCAGACACTTCAATAGGGTCTTGACCTTGTGGAGAATATAAAATTACTCTTGCCATATCTTTACCTTTATACCGCCGTGTCTGGATCAGCTTCCGCATTTGCGTATCTGACTGAATAAGTCATAGCACAAACGCCCACTGGTTGATCTCCTTCGGCATCGTAATTAATCTCTGTTGATTCCAGAAATGAATCTTTAGCTAAACCATTCAACGTAATGTCTCCTGCCATAGCCGTTTCAACTTCGCTACAAATTAAATCTACTTTGTCGTCAAAGTCTGAAACTTGTTTAACATATCCTTCAACCACCAGAGATAAATTTCGCATTATTAATCGTGATGTTCCCATCGTCTCAGGCATTGAATCTTCGCTCTTTGTATAAATTAACAGTCCAGGCAGATTATTCGATCCCAGGGGATAGACTCTGCTTTGGTAAACACGAGAGCCAGTAGTCGTTAATGAGCCTAATGTACTTGCGGCTCTTTCTCTAATCTGTTGTCTAACATGTGCCATTACTGTTGTTCCAATACTAAAGCTGTAACTCCTGTGCCGTCAGGTTGTGTGCTTACGATGTTATACGTTATTGAATCAATAACTATAGTGTCCTCGTTATCTACCCCAGACATATCAGACGTTCTGCCTGTTACTACAGGTTGAGTTCCTTCTACATCGATTCCGAGTCCTGGATCAATCGCAAAGTATTCTTTATTAAGAATAACGTTGATCGTGGAACTGGAACCGCCAATAGTAATAGTCGCACTAACTCCGTGTGCGTCTGTATCAAAAAATCCCGCTAAGTCTGCGGCAGTTTCGAGAACCATAATTATTTCTTCTTACTTCTTTTCTTAACTGGTTTACTGTCAGAAGAATCTAATCCTACTGAACGATCTGCTGATTTAGATTCGCCGTGTTCGGCTACTTGCCCTGCGGCTAATAGTCCTGCCGCTACAGGTTGTTCTAATTCTACGGAGTCGCCAATAAGATAGTCGCTTCCTTCAATTACGCAATTTTTAAGAACTTCATATTTATTTGCCATATTCAAAAAGTGGAAGGGGTTATTGGCCCCTTCACACTATTTAGCTGATTAAGCTGTTGCCTTCGTGAACGATTGTCCATGTCTAACTGCTACATCACAAAATTGAGTCGCTCTAATGCGAGTCAAATTATTTCCGCTTCCTGTATAAGGGTCGACCAAAATATCGATTGAGCCAAAAAAGCCAATCAATAAATCAGACCACATTCCAAAGTAAGCGTAACCTGCCGCAACTGCATTACTGATAGTTACGTCATGGCCGTTTACTCTGCCGTCCCCGTCCATAATAAAGATTGCTGTGTTACTTGCTTTTGCTGTAGTTTTTAAATTGCCAACTACAGTTGAGTTAGTTAAGTAACCAGGTCTATTAAATGGTACGTTGTCAGCTAGAACCAATGATTCCATTTCAACTGTTTCGGCCCACGTTGGAGTTGAAGCTGTTGTCAATGTCACTGAATTAACACCAGTCGCACTATTGATTCCTGTTGGTTCGCCAGAACTTCCAGAACCCGTCATAGCTCCTGTATCTACTACTTTACCGATACCCGCCGCAAGATCGTTTCTTACTAACGTCTCTATTGATAGAGAGGAATTAGCAAGCATCTTGTTTGTAATATCTGTATAAGCAGAGATAGTGTTAGGAGACATAGTTACCGAACCTAGAGTCAGTTCAGATTCTCCTACAGCACCGCCTTCAGTTGCGATCCATGCCGCAGTTGAAACACCAGTCTGTTTGGGAATCTTCACGTTATCTACTAAATCAGGGAATATAGTTGCCCCTGCTCTAATAACACCAGACGCATCTCTTAGTGCATCGATGAAGTCTCCTCTTCGGAAATCTTCTCCGATCCCACCTGAATCATCTGAGGTATTAATATCCCTAGTCCATGTACCCATTACCTCGCTTGGTAATGTAAGACCTTCTGAATTTCTGCCGTATTTGTCTTTCGCCGCTTGTGACGCTTCAAATTCAAATTTGGCTTCTTCTTGGGCCTTCCTGTTATAAGGATTACTCATAGCATAGACCGCTTTCAAGATACTAAAGTTTCTGGATTCTTTTTTAGTCAAACCAATGTCGACTGTTTCTAAGGGTTGTCCAGAAGGTATAGCATTAAGAAGTTGTCCTCTAAATGTTTCAAGATCAGTTCCATCTTTAATTGCTTGTCGAGCCAAGTCTTGCTGTTGGTGTCTTGATCCTAGTTCAAGAATCTCATCGTTTTGCTTTGCGATTCTTTTTCTAGTTTCAGATTCCGTTACAGTCTTAACTTCCTCAACATTTATTTCTTGTTTTTCTTCCATAGTTTTTCCTATGTTTTTATTTATTATTACACCAGAGTCTTTGGTTTCAGTTTTTACACTTACCACTTCAAAATCTGGTAATTCTTTTGCCGCATCATCGCTTCTGGCTATACCTACGTTCACACTTTGATCCGCAGGAACACTCACAATCGAACTTTCGAGAGGAGTCCAGGAAACACGATAAGTTGGTTCATCGAAAGAGTCGTCTCTTTCCATGTTGTTGATGTTGTAACCGACTGAGACATTTTGACGAATGCCATCTTTTACATCATTAAATACTTCATTGGCTAAGTCGCTTTTTCCAAAGCGTACTTCTGCGATTGTTCTTTTCGCACTACTGTCAATGTAGTAGTTTTCGACCACTCCTATTTGCTTAGTCATGTCGTGATCCAATAGGAGAGGGGATCGCCCCTGTCCCATAAATGACGTATCAATAGATTCTTCGGAATGATCTAATATTTCCAAACCAAAGGATCGACTCACGGGAGCTTCACTTGTAAGAGCAACTCTTACTCTTCTGCTAGCTTCATCTATGAATTCAGATCGGATAGCCGCAGAACGGAATTGCTTTTCAGAAGCAAAACTGCGTTCTTCGTCCTCAGTTTGCTCTACCTCAGATTCAGATTCCTCAGTCTCTTCTTGAGATTCTTCGGTTTCTTCTTCTTCGGTTGCTTCAATGTTTTCTTCTTCCATTGTTTTTCCTTTTAGTTTACTGGCATAGTTGCCACACCCACTTTTGGACACCTTTTAGAAACAAGGGTGGTTTCGTTTCTAACTTGTGGCTCTATCACGTTGCCGTGATTCCCGCCAATCTGCCAGGCCTTATTCATCTCCTTCTCCCGTTAATTCTGGTTCAACTGGTGTCTTAGTTGCTCCATAAGGGGAGAAGGCCGTCTCGATTCCGTATTGATCTGCCAAAGCCTTTTCTCTGGATAACTCCTCGAAAAGTTCTTCGGGATCACGGCCCATAGACGACTGAATATCAGTCATAGTTACCTGACCATTCTGTAAGCCGACAACATTGGCATTCATCTCTTTAAGGGGATCAATCCAATTCCAACTTCTCGGAATAAAGGTAACTTGGTTAGCAAATTTCTCATACTTCGTTATTGGTATGCTGACCTGTCTAGTTGTCATGGCATAGTTAAGCCAC